ATTGGGGCTTTTTAACACTTTAAACAATTATAAGCCATGAACACGACAAATAAGAGCCACAACAAAAGTAATACTAATTTATTGTCCTACCAAGTACGCCAAGAATTAAGCCAAAGAGGTTATTCTTTTTTATTCAACTGGAGTGATTACACGTATTACAGAAGCCTAGCAAAAGACGCTTTTAATAGAGCGGTAGCCATTGCAGAGTTATTCATCCAGGACACTAACACAGAATCAGATTTCAATGAGTACATTTTTTAAAACCTCGCAAATAACGGTACAAGCTTTTTTTGCAAAAGCCCAATTTAAAACAAGTGTTAAACCTCGTTTAACCTTGTCAGGGGATTGGATAAGCAAAGCAGGTTTTGAAATTGGTGACACTTTAAAAGTTGAAACCATAAACGGAAAAATAACAATATCAAAAAACCCCGAATAAATCGGGGTTTTAAAATTTTTTCGCCCTAGCGGGCGGTCTGACTTTTAGTCATCTTCATCTTCTATTTCTTCTAAATCTTGTTCAAGCAATCTTTCTTCTATTGCTAAGAAATTCCAAGCTTCAATTAATATTTCCTTTTTTTTCTTTTCAGTAATTTCATCACCATCAAACCATTGCACCTCTGCAATAGAATCGTAAAATTCTTCATAGCTAGCAAAGTATGCATCACCAACTTCATAGCGAATGAATGCTCTAGGAAAACTCATTTTTATAATGGTTTCTTGACCTTCATGATGTTGATGGTTTTCACCCCACCAGTAATGTTTGTGAGCTTCAAATTTTTTCATTATCTATTTTTAGAGTTAAACCTAATGATTCCAGAATAAGATACAGTTGATCTGCATTTGGAGAAAAAGTACAAGATTCAATTCTAGCAATTGTACTTCTGCTAAAGTTTACTTTATCGCCTAATTCTGTCTGTGTCCATCCTTTTTGCACACGGGCAGTCTGAATTATTTCAGCAACTTTTGCTCGTTTTAGTTTGATTTGATCATTCATAGTAATTGCGTCCATTTTTTAATAATTTCATCCTCTCTTTTAAGTTTGTTTTTAAAAAGAATTTGCTCTTTTGTGTAATTAAATTCAAAATCTCTGCTCCAAGTAATATTCCCTTCCCAATCGCATAGCAGAATTCTTTTTACCATATATTTATTTGCATGAACATCATCAGTATCACCGAAGCGACTCCACTGGTATTCAAAGATTCTTTTTAAATCCGGATGAATCGATGATAAAAGAAAATCTTTGTATTCCTTCCACGTCTTAAATTGTGACGGCAGTTCCTTAATTGAGTACATTAAATTCTCTTTTCCATACATCGCAGCTGTATGAACACCTTTCAATCTTTTTTCTAACTTGTCGTAGGTTTCCGGTTCTAGTTCTTGAAGGTCCGTTAAACATCTAAAGGCTTTTTCGTGTACCAAATTAGAAACTCTAAAATACCGCAAATTTCCTCCAAGCATGTACATTTTATCATAAACTTTATTGTATGGTAAATTATTTTCAATAAGATATTTCCACACGTCGGTGTAGCTCCAATCTATAATAGGATAGGCTTTATGTGGCTCTGTTTTTCTCCTAAGCCAAAACAAGTCAGAATCTTCTCCAAACATGACAAATCTTCTATCCGGGCTTTCTTCTGCCCTTAAACCAATTATTGAAACAAAACTTCCTTCAAAGTTTTTACGGTTCTGCTGTGCAACCCAAAGATTAAATTTGTAAAATCGTTTTGGATATTTATAATCCAATTTTTGAATTGCTAAAGGATGCTTTTCTCTAACCCATTCCTCTCCTTCTCCCCATGCCCAAAGAAACAATTGTTCATGACTGGCTGCATTGGTCATAAATATCGGAACTTGATACCATTGTGGAATTACATTTGGTTGTAACATTGCCCATTCAACAAAATCAATAGTACCTTGATATTCGGCTTCTTGGTCTTGAAAATACAAAATGAATTTTCGATTTCTTTTTATAGCCTCCACATTTACCAAGTGAAACAAAACAGTGCTGTCTTTTCCTCCGGAAAATGCAAGTTGAATATTTTCATAGTTGTCAAACAAAAAACAAATCCTTTTTTTGACAGCCTGCAATACGTTTATTTTTCCTCTTATTGCTGTTCTTCCCATGGCTTAATATCTTCTTCAACTTCCACAATTTGTCTTTCGATAGAGTAGGGAACACCCTTAATTTCAGAGGCTATTCCTTTTAAACCAATAAGTCGCTGTACTTCTTCCAGGGTCATCCCTAATTCCTTCATTATTTTAAACTCGTCCCAACCTTGCTTTAACATTCCTACCAATGAAGCTTGAAGCTCTACTTCATGTTTTCCACGAGCTCTATTGTGTCGAATAGTTGAGGCCATGCGGTCGCTGATATCTTTTTCAATTACGGAGACTGGAAGCATTCCATTTTCACGCTCAAAAATATCCTTCTTAGTAAGCATAATTGTATAGCGATGGAAACCATCGACAATAATATACTTATCTCTTTCCTTGTCGTAAAAAGCCACAACAGGCATAGTATAACCGTCAGATTTAATACTTTGATAAAGCAATTCCATTTCACGTCTGGCAACATGATTAGGATTGTAATTGTTTGCCTCCATCTTATCTATTGGAACAGCAATAATATTGTAAACTGGACTTATAAACTTTTTCATAACACCTCTTTTAATTGTTCTCTACTAATTTTCTTTAAATACTCCGAAATACCAATCTTTTTGGTATTGTTATCAAAATACAACTTTCCAAGACCTACTGTTGGAACTAACCGTAAATATCGACAGTCATTTTCTTGACCTGTACGGTAGTTCCTGTGCGATGCCTGTACTACTTTGCCCCAATCAAATGTTTGATCAAAGTAAACTGTAAAAGGTCTATCTTGTAAGTTGTGGCCAAACGAACTGCTGTAATTCAAAACTAACGCATCCGGATAACGCTCTTTGCAAGCTTCTGCCGAAACTATGTATTGACAATAGATGATTGATTTGTTTACTGGGTAAGTATCAAACCATTCATCTAAATGGTAAAATTTCCCTTCTGAACAGCAATATTCATGCTGCATCTTTTGAGTCATTTCTAAAAAAATATTGTTGTTTTTTATTAACAACATTTCGTTATCCAGATACTTTTCTTTTAATCGATTATACTCGCTAAGTTCCTGATCAGTGAGCGAGTAGTTCACCGTTTCGTAAATCTGATGAACATTCAATTGTAAATCACATTCATACACATATTCTCCAATCAAAGAGTATAGGTAGTCTATATTCTCATATCCGGTAATGAATGTTTTTGAATATTGCTTCCATCGCCCGGGAAAACTTTTGGTAACAGTTGTGTACTTGCAAAATGTATTCTTAAACTCAGCCATATTCATGTTTAGAATTTCAGGATCTAAAAACTGAAACTGGGACCACAAATCCAACAAATCACGAGTGATAGGCTCTCCGTTTAAAATCAATTTATACTCTACCATTTTGGCATATTCCAAAAGACGAAGCGTTCGTTTAGCATCAAAGTTTTTAATTTTAATACTTTCGTCACAAATCAAAAAACACTTCCAAGTGGTCGCAATCTTTTTGTAAAGCTGGAGATAAGTTCTATCACTCATTCCGATGCTCTCCACACCTACATAAATAACTTCTTTTGCTTTGAAACCACCCCACTTGTTTACTTCATCTGTTACAGAAGATATGCTTTCATGTTTTGGACGAATAATGTCCAAAGGAGCAATATAAACGACTAAATCTATATCAGGAACCGTATTGACTAGCTCTACAGCCACACGGGTTTTACCGGTACCCATTTTCATAAACAAAGCACCCACTTTGTTAGTGAGTAGCTTTGTATAGGCTTGGGATTGTTTTGGGAGTAGCTCTGTCATTTTTTTAAGCGTTCAATAGTATTATTTTCAACCGGAGTAACCTTTTCAGGTGTGTGATGGATTACTTCCCACGTGGGAGTAATAAAATTATGATAAAGTTCACTTTGATTTATATCAGTATCAAACATTCTGTTTATGATAAATGTAGGTAGTTCAACATGACCCCCTAATTTTTTATTAGTAGTAAACTTTCTGCATAGACTTTTTGGAATCCAATGTTCTTGATTTCCCACTTGAATAAGATAAGCTTTAGGGGTTTCCCCCTTTAGCTTATCAAATTTTATTCTAGCAGCTTTGATCATTACAAGAAAGTTAAATTAGCAAATCTCTCAAGAAGTAACTTTTCGCCTTCGGTTGAAAAAAGAATTTTAAATTTTTTCATTCCGTCAACTTCCATTTCTTCAATAATTTCTCCTAAACCAAAACGTGGGTGAGAAACCTTTAAACCACTTCCAAGTTCATATGTTTTCTTTTCAGTTATTGGTTTTTCAGAAATAAATAATTCTTTTTTAACCGGAGCTTTTGTTTGAGGTAGGTTTTCAAAAACAGATTGAGGAAAATAATTAAATCTTTCGTCAAATTTAGACTCTGTTAAAAAGTCGACTTCTTCAGTTCCATTATAAGATATTCTAACTTCTACTTCAGTCTCATCGGCAGATAATCTAGCTTCAATTAATTCTACTTTTGACAATTCAATAATATCATTAATTCTATTTTCGACTGATTCAATGATTTCTTGTTCTTGTGATTCAATCCAGTTGTCGTGTTGAGATGGGCAATCAATAAAGCATCTAACTACAAACTCATCGTTTTTAACTTCAACATAAGTTTTAGTAGACATTTTCTTGGTATTATAACCTTCATCAAGGTAAACTCTTTCTTTACCGTCTTTTGACCAAGATTTACCGTTTAATTTTTCAGCAAGTTCTTGAAGTGTGATTGTTGCTTTCATAATCTTTTCGCAGACTTTATAGTCCTGCACCGGACTTCTTGATTATTACTCTACAAATGTAGCGTAAAGGAATCAATTAAACAAATATAAAATGTTAAAATTTAAAAATATTTTACACTACACCAGGATCCATTCCCAAATAAACGCCATCGGGATTGGCTTTATCAACCCAGTATCTTCTAAAAATGAAATATTTAAAGGCATCACTAAAGTTTGTTGAGAACATTGGTCGGGATTCTATTGGCAAACTTTCTGTTGACTTATCTTTGTGAACGGTCCTGGAACCA